AGTGACGCTTAAGTTGCGTAACGATCTTTTCCATAAACTGCTCCACCTCATTGGGAGGAACTGCTCCGACATCAATCTTAAACACACGGCGCTCAGATGAGCGTACAACACGATAAGCCATCATCGCATCCTCCATAAGAGTAAGTTGTCTCCAGATACGTCGTGCTGGCTCAAGAATCGAAGTTCCGTAAGGTGCGTACTTATCATTTCCAAGCACGCGGAAGTGGGCAATCTGCCAATTCTCGAAGGTCATTCCTGCAGAGTTCCACTGGTATTGGACGTAGTTCGCGTTAGTTGCGTCTTGACCTTCGAGTCGCTCGACCTCTTGGACGGGCATTGCAATAACTGATTTCACTCCAAAATTATCATCGATGTCTAAATACAAAAAGAAATCCCCGTACTTGCACATTGTGCGTGCCCAGCCAAAAAGATTATATTGAAGGTTTAGGGTGTTGTCGTACAGAGAGCCAAGGACCGCTTTGATCTCTTCATTCGAGCACTTGATATTCAGCATAGGCTTTAGATCAGAATACGTAGTCATTTCATCGGCGTAGATATCCATAGTGGATGCGATCTCTGGAGTATACTCCATTTGATCGAAGTCAATGTATCTCTCTGATCGGCGCTGGTTTCCGATCGCGTTTGTAGCAATGTGGTCTAGCGGGTTATAGAAAGTCTTCTTAAACTGCTGACCGGAAGCTGATTTAAACCTAGCAGCATACTTGTCTAAGTGCTGTCGACGGATGCGGCGGCCTGACTGAGAACGATAGTTTACAATCGGTCCAGAGAATAACCTTGTCAGCCTCTTAAAGAGTTCTGACTGCTCATTGGCAGGGTTCTTGCCTTTGTTAATATTTCTGTTTCTCGGTGCCATTTAATTTCTCACTTTATGATCCACTTGTATTGACTATACAAGTCTTCAGCTTCACTCATCTTACCAAATAAGTTGTCACTTTTGTAGCCTTGTTGTCCTCTAATCTGAGTGTTCATAGTTGTTTTTGTGCTGATTATTGATTTAACAAATGCTTTTTGATAGTTAAGATCTCTCGCTGAAGATTGCAAGGCAGTGTCTCTTACCCAGCAGGCTATTGCTAACGCCATAACTAGATCGTCGTGGTATCCTCTCATCGCCTGCGGTTTGCCGTTTTTCCAAACAAATGTCTTCATCTCTCCGATTGTGCGCGAGGAGTATATGGTAATTAGTTTGTTTCTAATAAACTCTTCTAACTTCGCTACAATAAGAGGTCTCGTCTTCATCGATGTTGTAAATCCCGCGACAGCAGAATTTCCTACTTCTGCCTGATGCTGCTCTACATACTCATGTGTAGACTTTATGGAATAGTATAGATTTGGATACCCATATCCAATAAGTTTATCTAAGACGGTATAACCTATATTATTATTCTCCACTACGAGCATTGCATTTCCGAACTCTCTCCCCACTTGGTTCAAGAAATTTGCATACATATCTGGTGTTGGTTTACCTTGGTATTCGCCCACCACTTCTAGAGTTTCTAGTTTTAGAATGTGTAGCGTGGAATAGTCCGCTCCATCGCCGCGTGAAACATCTGCAACAGCAAGATAGTTGTGAGCAGGATCATAGTCTTCCCAGATCCAAAGGTTTCGATCAAATCCGGTTCTATATTTCGGTTCTTTCGTTTTCTGTAGTAACCAAGTCATACTGTCCGAACCTATAACTGTTTCGCCGGAAGTATTGAAGTTGCACTCCAGCTCTTGCGCAATCTGGCGCTTGGACATATTTTTGGTTTCTTTCTTGAACCATTCTTCATCTCGCTCTGGGTGTACGTCCCACATAAGAGTTGTCAGGTTGAAGTTATTTTCGCCACTCTCGGCACCGACACAAGTCTTATGGAACCAGTTGCCAACACCGTTAGGGGTCGATAATGCAATGCAACGCCCACCAGTCGACAGTGTTGGGTATAGCCCGGTCCAAAGATCCTCTAGTCCCTCAATATGTGCTGCCTCGTCTAGAACCAAAAGGGACAAAGCCTCGGAGCGACCAGCGTCTCCAGAAGTGGACGCTGCCTTGATCGAAGATCCGTTGGATAGAATAAAAGAGGTTCTGTTATCTATATCGATACTTGCAATACGAATCCAGTCTGGAAGATTCTTCATAATCTTCTTAACCTTGTTGACCAAGTTTCCAGCAGTCGCAAACTTGGTAGCCATAACAAGCACAGCTTTATCGCGATGAAAAAGCATCATCCATACAATATAACCCGCAGTTAAGGTAGATATCCCAAGCTGGCGACCTTTGTTGATTACATTAAATCGATAATCGTTAAAATCTCCCAGTAGGAGATCTTGATAATCAAAAGTATTGAAGAGGATTAGACCGTCGATTGGGTGAGAAATTCTAGCGTAACTCTTTAAAAAGTAGGCTGGGTTCTTTCCGCACTTAAGTATTTCTCTTACTTGCTCTTTTTTGCTTAACTGAAACGCCATCAGTCACTTTTAGACTTTGGGCGTGTGTCGTTCTCTGGTCTCTTACCGCCTTCACCGTCCCATCCACCCAGAGAGAGGAACTTTTCCCAATTAGCTTCGGGCTTAGTATCTGCTTCTGCTGATACTTCCATAGACTCGTCTAAGCCGCCAATCCGGTAATGCATCTTAGCAGTGACCCACGAGCGGACACGGGAAGCATTTTCGACGCGCACGTCTATTTCGCCTTCTTTCGAAAGAGTCACAGATTCTCCACGAATCTTACGATATTCTTTTTTGAGAAAAGAAGCGATATCTGCAACACGCTGCTCGATATCTGACTCGAAACCATTTGCGTAAACTTCCTTAAGTTTGACTTCGGACTGATAACTAAGGCACATCATATTCCCGTAGAACTTGACGCCGAAGCCATCCATCACTCTTTGATCAAGAATCGGATCCCCCTCTTCTCTTTGCAAGCCAGCCTTCAGTGGCACTCCCTTATCGTCAAGAGCCCCATCGTATGCATTTGCTGCGGCTTGCGAAAGCCCTTGTACTATTTCGTAAACTGTTGCCATTATTATTGGTTTCCTTTCATTTTGAGTAACTTTAATACTAAGGTGTTAATTGCGGTACCCCTGTTTCCAAAGATTGATTCAAGCACATTCTTTCTAACTTGGGCTGTTACATTTGGAGTAAGGAGGATTTGGGCTAGCATTTTCTTGTACTCTTCCTCTCCGAGCTTGCCTCCTTGGGTTGTGCTGGTGGTTACCTTTTTTGTTCTTTGTGTCTCTTCGCCATCAGAGGCATCGGCTGTGGGAAGTTCGCCGGCTAATTCGCTGATTTTATCAAACTCTTCCTTGATGAGCCGCTTTATCTGTGATTTAGTGATTTTCATTGGGTCTCCATCCTTTTAGCCATCTTTCCTCTCTGCCTTCCACATATTGGATGTGGCAGGTGCTGCAACATTCAAATTTAATAAGGCAAACATCGTCCATTGCTTTCTTTGGAAAAACTCCACAGATCGGACAATTTTTTAAGGATTCTCTATTAAGTAGTTTTTGTGATATCTTTATGCCATTAACCTCAACTTTTTCTTGTGCCGGCGATTCTTGTGTTAAGCGAGCGTACAACTCTTTCATCTGCTTTCTGTACTCTTTCTCTTTTTCTTCTCCCCAATTTGATTTAGGGTTGGCGATCGCTTCCTCGCCATATTTCTGCTTTATTGCCTTCTCTATCGCGGCAATCTTGTCGTAATTTTTATTGCTCATTAAACACCCTGTATGCTCCATATGATAAGGCTATCCCACTTACGAGTCCGGCAGCTGTCCATATAGCAGGATTTCTCTTGGTCTGTTTTTGTAGCGCTTCTGTTAGCGCTTCATTTTCTTTTTCCAAGGAACTTGCTCTCGCATCACATTCGCTAGCCAATGAGTCATGACGAATTCGTAAGTTTTGTAATTCTAGCGCATGTTCAGTCGCTTGTGTATCTAAAGCGTACTTCATTTTTATGTCGCACTGAGACTGTACTGCTGTATGTTCTGCTAGTATTGTTGCAGTCGCTGCGGGATCAAACAAAACACCCTCGAACGGAGCGCATTGATCTTGTCCTAAAAAGGTAAACTTCCCCGGCTCTTGAGCGAATGCAGTGCTACTCCACAAGCTCAAAACCATAAGCGTTAATGATCTCATTGGTTAGCCCCTCCTTGTCTTGAGAAAATTGACGCAAGTATGCACTCTTCTTTTTTCTTTTAGCTAACTCAAGCTGCTCTTGAGCCTCAGCGTGGCTTCTTTGAATCTCCTCAAGAGCTTCTTTATAATCTTCGAGTGCTTCTTCTCGCTTTCGTAACTCTTGCGCGTGAATATCTCTCAAAGATGTGAGTTGTGTTTCCATCGCTTGATTAGATACCTCATATGCCTTACTTAATGTGCGATAATCCATATGCGTTTTGAAAGCCATTGTCGAAAGACATAGAATTATCACCAACTCTTTCCAGTTCTTGAGAATGAATCCTATTATCTTCTGCTTTATCACTCAAGCACCTTTTAGTTTTGCTATGCCATCAATAACAGTTTGTCCACCAATATAAATGCCTGAGATGATTATCCAGTCTGATGATTCTAAACCAGCAGCGACCATCAACACTGTGGCTGTCAACCAAACCAAAAACTTGCGAGAGATAATCTTTTCTACAAATGTATCTAATTTTGCTTTTGCTACCTCCATCACATTTCACCTCTTTCGTCGGGTTTATTATCAACATACTCTTCCGGAGATACACCTGTAAACCACGCATCATAAGGGTTTTGTTCTGGATCCTCTGTGAATTCGAATCCTAGTTCTGCGACCAATCTTGCCCATTCTTCAAACTTAATTTGTTTCTCTTGTTTGTGGGGTGCTCTATCTGATTTCTGTTGGTCTCTGAACTGCTCATCTTCTTCTATTTGATTACGAATCTCTTCGCCGAACATTTCTTCAACCTCTTCATTGGTGAGAATAACCTCAAGCTCTTCCCTGATTCGTTGCTTGAGTTGTGTTTTTGTGATTCTCATTTTAGTGGGTCTGAGTCCTTTTTAACAAGGGACCACCCGACTAAAGCTAGTGCTGATGCAAACACACCAGCCAAGGGTCCAGTCGCCATCTTTATCACAGCATCAACGACTAACATTACGTTATCCGGAGTAACTTGCTCATGGACACTCTCTGCCTCTACCTCTTCCATCGGCTCCGTGGTGGTCTCTACGACCTCCTCCGCTGCTTCTGGAAGATCTGTTCTCTCACTCATAAAATAACGAGGATTAAACCTTTTTTTGTTCTGCTTAAGTTTCATTTGGGAACCTTTATCTTGTTTCTTTGTATACTTGGTTAAATAGTTGCTGAATCTCTTCATCACCTGGATAATATAAATCCAAAGCAATTTTATCTAAACTAAACCCCTAAGTTCTTCTCTGATAATTTGCTTTATTTTTGCTTTAGTGAGCTTCATTGTTTTAAAATCCTCTGCTAAAATTGCCTGCCTTTCTTGAAGATTACTTTTCTGTTTAATGTGTTTTTTGTAAGTTGGGTTTTTTGAAACTAGCCTTCTAACGTATGGAAACTCATCACTTGAAAGCTTTACTAAGACTTCGGGTGGCGTTGAGGGATTCTTCGCTACTCCCACTCTGACGCGATCAAATGAGTCGTTTGAGAGCTTTGCTAAAGCTTCAGGTGGTGCGGAAGGATTACTTGCTATTCTTGCTCGGGTGTATCTCTCCTTGTCGTTCGAAAGCTTCAATAAGACTTCGGGTGGTGAGAAACGATTCTGTGCGACTGACGTTCTAATATACTCTTCTTTGTCGCGCGCGAGTCTTATTAAGACTTCAGGTGGGGTGGAGGGATTCTCTGCCACTCCCCGTCTGACCAAAAGAGACTTGTCCTTTGAAAGCTTTAATAAGGCTTCGGGTGGTGTTGAGGGGTTTTTTGCTACTGGTATTACGATGAATTCTGACTGATCATTTCCTG